TCACAAAATTCACTTTAAAAAGGGCGGCAGAGCAGTCACGGAGTAAAACTGATACCGCCAAACGTCACCAGAAAATTGATAACAGAGGGCGTTGCAGCGGGGTTGTCACTTAAGCGTATGGTCAACCTGACAACCCGGTGTCCTCAACGGGGAAGGAATAACCCCGCCATACTTACCGCCGCGCCATTTCGCGGGTTGCCACAACCGGAAGCGCACGGTCGACGAAAATTTAACGACAGGCTATCTATGAACCAGCTACCTCGCCGTGCGCTTTCGCGTTATGGTCTGACTTTTCAGGGAAATATCCTTTCAGTAAACTGTCAGTGCCGGATGCTCACCCGTGTCCGGCGCACGCACTCCACCTCACCCGTGGAGAACTCCTTAATTACTAACCTTAGCTTTGTTGATTAGCTACTAACGCGGGTATGTAATCATTCTGGCAATGCTTAATGCCGCTGCTTTTTCCAGATTGGTGATATCCTGCTCCAGAGCGGACAGATTTTCAGCCTGCTTAGCCCTGGTTTCATTGGCCCATTTCAAATCCTGCGCTGCATTAATTTTCTGGCGCATCCACTCATAAAGTTCATCATCGGTATAGTCTGGCGCGATGATGACGGGTTCTCGTTTCTGCATACTGATTCCTCGCGGTGCTGTTTCGCTTATCAGCCGTTAGATTTTGCCGAACTGGAAAGCGCCTGTTTAAATTCGTTGAAGCTGAGAGCTTCTTCGCCGTCGGCAAGACCTTCGAAGTATTCTTCGTAAGCCTTTTCCATGATTGTGTCGAAATCCATATCACTCACCTGGGTTTCTTTCCAGCCAGCGACGGGCACCATTTTCGGTTTTAAACGTTTTGCTTTTGGTATACGTCATCGCGGTGAACGTACCGTCCTGGTTGGGGAACACGCCACATACCAGAGATTCGCTGTTGCCAAGATCGATAGTATCCATGCTGACCTCATTTCCCCTTAACGCCGGGGTAGCGGAACTGTTTGCTGAGAACACCGTGCGGTGTCTTGATGGAAAATAATTTAGAATAACCTAACATGAGAGGCAAGTGNTTTTTTGTTAGATTGATCTAACAAAAAGGGTGGGCGCAACTAATCACTTGAAAAGAATGTTATTTTATTGATTTATTTTTACGCGCTTTAAGCATTTCTTCGAAGAGTTTGTTGAAGTTTTCTACTCTTGCGCGCATTTCAGACAGCAAGGCTTCCTGCTCGGAAGATGGAAGAGCATCGAATAATTCGATCAATTCTTTGTGGTTGGGAGTTAGCTCTGTTTCCACATGAAGTTCTTGTGCAGGCACTGGTGCCTTGTCTTCGTCACCAAACATTAGCCATGTAGGTGAGCACTTCAGAGCATCCGCTAAAGCAAACAATCGTTTTCCGACTGGCTGGGTTTCGTCTCTTTCCCATTGTGAAATTGTGACGTGAGCAACTCCAGCGAGGCGCGCGGCTTCTCGTTGTGTTAAGCGTAATTCTTTTCGTCGCGCCAGAACTCGCTGGCCCAGGGTTCTTGTATCCATAGTTAGGTAATTCTAATTTTTCTTGACTTAGGTATCCCGCGCACAATAATGTTAGAAAAGTCTAACAAGAGGGGGGCTTTGATGCTTAAAGTTGACGCAATTACTTTTTTTGGCAGCAAAACAAAGCTTGCCAATGCCGCAGGAGTGAGGCTGGCAAGTGTTGCTGCTTGGGGGATACTGGTTCCTGAAGGTCGCGCGATGCGTCTACAGGAGGCATCTGGCGGGGAGCTTCAGTATGATCCCAAAGTTTATGATGAATATCGTAAGACGAAGCGGGCGGGGCGGTTGAACAATGAAAATCACTCCTGAACAGGCTCGTGAGGCTCTGGATGNCTGGATATGTCGACCAGGAATGACACAGGAGCAGGCGACGATATTAATCACTGAAGCATTCTGGGCTTTGAAAGAGCGCCCGAACATCGATGTTCAGCGTGTCACAGATGAAGGTGGCGCGGTTGATCAGCGAGCGCTTGGTGTTAATCGAGTGAAGATATTCGAACGCTGGAAGGCTATCGACACCAGGGATAAGCGTGAAAAGTTCACGGCGCTAGTGCCTGCGATTATGGAGGCTATCCGGATTAGTGATTTCAGGTTGTATCGTGAAATTACTGACGGAAAAAGCATCACGTGCATGATCGCCGGGTTAAACAAAGAATATGGCGATGTGGTGGAGTCCGGACTGCTTTTTGCTGATCCTGCCGTAGTGGATCGTGAAACTGACGAACTTATAGAAAAAGCAATTGCTTTCAAGCTTGCGTATCGACAGCAATACCAACAAAAAGCTGGATGGAATTATGAGCCTTCTTTTTGCTGAACGCCCACTGGTTATAAACACGCAGCTGGCAATGAAAATTGGCTTAAACGAAGCCATTGTTTTGCAACAACTGCACTACTGGTTGAGAGATACCAACTCCGGCATGGAATGTGATGGTGTTCGCTGGATTTATAACACAACGGAACAATGGCTGGAACAGTTCCCATTCTGGTCAGAGTCAACGTTAAAGCGCGCGTTTGCAAGTCTGAAAACGCTGGGGCTTTTGCGTTGTGAAAAGCTCAATAAATCAAAGCGCGATATGACCAATTTCTACACGATCAACTATGGGAGCGAGCTTTTAGATGGTGGCAAATTGAGCGAATCCATCGGTTCAAAATGCGCCGCTCCATCAGGTCAAAATGACACGATGGAAGAGGTCAAAATGAAACGCTCCATTGGTTCAAAACGACCCAATGTCATCGGGTCAAAATGGCCTGATGATCTTACAGAGAATACAACAGAGATTACTACAGAGAATAAAAACACTTTTCGTCCGGAAGCTTCGCAACCGGACCCGCAGACGACTGAACAGGATTCTTTAACCCGGAACTCCGACGCGGTTGTGTTTAGTGCGAAAAAACGCCAGTGGGGTAGCAGGGAGGATTTGGCGTGTGCGCAGTGGATCTGGGGGCGGATCGTGGGTCTCTACGAACAGGCAGCCAGTGATGATGGCGAGATCATGCGACCAAAAGAGCCTAACTGGACTGCCTGGGCCAATGACGTGCGCACAATGCGGATGCTGGATGGCAGAAGCCACAGACAAATTTGCGAAATGTTTGGTCGGGTTCAGCGAGATCCATTCTGGGTAAAAAACATCATGAGCCCGTCAAAGCTCCGCGAAAAATGGGACGAACTGGTCATCCGCCTGGGACGTTCACCTGTACAGCGTTGTGTTAATCATATTTCTGAACCGGATACAGAAATTCCGCCTGGTTTCAGAGGATAAGTGTTGATTTCAGGTCATGAGGTAATTTTAAGGGGGACTTGTGGCAAAAGTTTTTACACAAGAAGAGCGGGAAAAAATTAAATGGCAGGTGGTGGAACTCGTGCGCCAGAGCGGCCGTGAGACGTTACGGCAACTGGAAGCTAAAACAGGTGCGACTAGATATCTGATGAGCGTTCTTGCCAGAGAGCTGGTAGCCAGTGGCGATGTATACAACTCCGGCTACGGGTTATTCCCCTCTGAACAGGCGCGTAAGGACTGGCAAAACGCCCGCAAAAAACTCTCGAGGGCAAAGGTGAAGAAACCTGCTGTGGTTGATCCGGACCTTATCTGGTCATCACCTGACGGAGAAATACGTCGCTACGACAGTCGCCTAAACATAATCTGTCGCGAGTGCCGGAAGAGCGAAGTTATGCAGCGCATACTGGCTTTCTATCAGGGTAATTTTCAGGACGTGGCGCAGTGAGTGCACCGGCAACCATTCTTGATATGTGCTGTGGCAGCCGCATGTTCTGGTTCGATAAGTCTGACAAACGGGCGATATTCAGCGATATCAGAAAAGAAGGATACACATTACGCAATGGGAGACGCTTGATTATCAGNCCTGACATTATCGCAGATTTTCGTGCATTATCATTTGCAGACGCATCTTTTTCGATGGTTGTATTAGACCCTCCGCATCTTGAGCGTGTTGGTGATAACGCCTGGATGGGAAAGAAATATGGACGGCTGAATAAAGATGCCTGGCGTGATGATTTGCGACAGAGATTTAAAGAAGCTTTTCGGGTGTTGAGGCCGCACGGCGTTCTGATTTTTTAATGGAATGAAACGCAAATACCGGTAAGCCAGATTCTGGCACTGACAGATAGAAAGCCTGTTATCTGTCAACGAACAGGGAAAAAACGATAAAACCCACTGGATTATTTTTATGAAAGAGGCATCCAGTGAGTAGATTCGTAAGGTTACAGATACGTATATCTGAATAATTAAATTCAGTTCTGTAAATAAAACTTAATCCTTAACCGGATGGATTTCTGCACCCTCAGAACATCAGGAGGCCGCCCGAAAGGGCGGTAGTGAAATGCGAAAGTTCAAAATTATTATTGAAACGGAAATAGCTGGTGGAGATTTTGAGGATGTATTCGAAGTGGACGATGACGCAACACCTGATGAAATTCATGACGGAGCATAAGAAATTTTCTTTAACTACTGCAATTACTCATACCACGAAATAAAAGACGATGAGGAAGAACAAAGTGGCTGATTTTTGTTCAGCTAAATATAACATCAGNTTTGAAGAGCGGGATGAACTATTAATGGACTATGGTGAATTACGCGGTGGAAGTGCTGCTGATGTCGAATCCTAGCGTGATGACTATGAAGCGGGAAAAACTCCGGTCGAAGCATATTGTGATGAGTGGGGCGATGAATGAGCGAGATTAATTATCAGGAAGGGCATGAAACGGCGGGGCAAGCAAAACCAGTGGCATGGCGATATCGCTACGTGAAAAAAGCGTTACGGACTTTCAGGGGAAGTAGTGGTCTGGTGACTGGAAATATGTACCGAAAAAAGAGGATTGTAACGACAGGCCGAACTATCAAATTCAGGCCTTATTCACTGCCTCACCAGTCCCGGTTACATCAGAAGAACTGGTTAAAGCTGTGCACTTTTATGAACAACTAAAACGCGAAAATCCACCAACATCCGGCAACTAGATTAATGGATTAACTATGTCGGTTAAACGACCAGCCAACTGAAAAAGCGGAAACCTGATTACAGGTTGCCAGATAAGGCAATGAGCTACCTGGCGCGGAACGGACTGATAAGTATGGGGAATGTTTTACGATGAACCTTTAGACTAAAGAGTTTGTAACGCTATGTAAGTGATTTTTTCTGGTTTAGATATTTATATGTCCGGCCAAATTGAGGTGTGTTTAAATGTAATTGCACATTGATTGTAGGAGGAATAATGAAAAACGCATTGCAGTTTTTGTTTGTTGCGTTCTGGTTGTTCGCATCATGTATGCCCATCATCTTCACAGCAAGGTATATGGAAAAAGTTGATGTTTTGATATTAATATTTGGATATATAAATGCCCTTTTTTTAGGGGTGTTCATGGCGGTCATGTGCATTGAATACTGGCGGTAAATACAGCGAACTCCATTGGTTTAGTTGGATATTTACTGTGCTGGACAAAAACGGTTTGCGGGGAAATCTTAGTTAAGTAGAATGACTGCGGGTGCTTGAGGCTATCTGCCTCGGGCATGGACACCAACGGCAGATAGAGAAAAGCCCCAGTTAACATTACGCGTCCTGCAAGACGCTTAACATTAATCTGAGGCCAATTTCATGCTAGACACATGTAGGTTAGCCTCTTACGTGCCGAAAGGCACGGAGAAGCAGGCTATTGTTAACACCAAGCTGTAATGTCCCCTTTGAACCATTCTAAAATGTCCCCAGACAATTCTCTGGGGGATTTTTCATGATCAAAGAGACTGTTACGATGAGTCATAAGGAACTCCACCGACTTCAGATTATTCAGGAGTCAATTAATCGACATATTACTCAGGAACAAGCTGCGGCACGCATTGGCATTTCTATTCGGCAGGTTAAACGTCTGGTGCAACGGTATAGAAATGAAGGGCCTTCTGGTCTGGTTTCCCACCGACGTGGAAAGCGTCCTAATAATTCCTTTTCTACTGAATTCAGAGCAACAGTAATTTCACTCCTCAAAGGCCGTTACGCTGATTTTGGACCTACGTTTGCGTGCGAAAAATTGCGCGAGATACACGGTTTATCTTTATCCGTTGAAACTCTCAGAAAGTGGATGATAGAAGAGGGGTTATGGCGTGAACGNCGTCGTAAAATTGCCCGTATATATCAACGCCGCATGCGACGACCATCTTACGGTGAACTGATCCAGATTGATGGCTCACCTCATGACTGGTTTGAAAATCGAGGCCCCAGATGTACACTGATCGTTTTCATTGATGATGCCACCAGTGCGTTGATGGCGTTGCGTTTTGTGCCTGCTGAAACAACCCGGGCTTACATGGAAACCCTCCGGGGTTACCTTAATGATCATGGCGTACCGCTCGCTCTCTACTCTGATAGACACAGTATATTCAGGGTAAATAACCCAGAGCGGGAAGGTGAGCTGACCCAGTTCACTCGTGCGATAAAGACACTGGGCATCGAGCCAATCCATGCCAACAGCCCGCAGGCAAAAGGGCNGGGTAGAGCGCGCCAATCAGACACTACAGGACAGGCTGGTCAAAGAAATGCGGCTTCAGAATATCAGTGATATTGAAACAGCAAATGCATGGTTGCCGACCTTTATTGAAGCCTATAACAACCGGTTCGCTACGTCGCCTCGTACTACTGATAATGCTCATCTTGATGTGCACCATTCTGAAGAGGAACTGGGTTATATCTTCAGCCTACAGGCGAAGCGCGTTCTGTCTAAAAATCTCACTTTCCAGTACAAAAGCAGTGCGTTTCAGGTACGCAGTGAGAGCCGGGGATATCGACTTAGGCATTCGGTTGTTACTGTATGCGAGAACTTTGACGGTGAAATTAACGTTCTGTATGACGGGAAAGCGCTGGGCTGGGAAAAGTATGTTGATGGCCCAGAGCCTATACCACTGGATGATGAAAAGAGTGTCCATGAACGAGTGGATAATGCCCGTATTGATTTACGCTCAAAATACTATGTTAAACCTAAAGCTGACCATCCCTNGCTTACGCGCCGAACGCAAAGTCATCAGCAAGTTAAGCCCCCGAAGTTACCTAAAAAGAAGCCTGATCCCGATAAAAAAGATTGNAACCAAGATCGATTCGGTTGAGTGCATATCCATTCATAGGGTAGATTCTTAAGTCGCGTTTCTGGTGTTCATTTTCGGGTGGTTTGTTACTTGTTTTACCGGGGATATGCCAGAAACGCGCTGAGTCAGTCTGGGCGGTGCGCGTAATGAGGCGTTATGGTAAATAGCCTATGCTAATGTCCGCTAAGAGCAAGAAGCGGAAGTTGGCAGTTTTGTGGACTGTCCCCACAAAAGTGACTACAGAAATAGTTGCAATTCATAATTGATCATGGGTTGTCAGTTAAACTCGTGGCGATTTAAATAGACTAATTGGGAGTGCGTCCATTACTTATATCTTGTAATGTTAACTATCAGAAATGATACAAAGATAATATGTCTTTAAAGAAAAGGCTGATGGCGAAAAGTGGCCCGATGAGGGCCACAATACGGCTGTCACTTAGACGTAAATATCAATGGTGCCAGCGGTATTTGTATCGTCTTTTTTCTCTTCNTTTTTTATCAGGCTGAACTGTCGCGTCTTCATTCTTTTTCTCTGCCTGCTGCCTTAACAACTGCTCCAGTTGAGCCCAGAGGCTTTCAATTTGCTTCTGTACCAATGCAGCCATTTCTTTTTTCTGCTGTGTCGTCATCCCCTCTTCCGATGAGATTTTCCCAAGCTTTTCAGTCAGCACCTGAATTTGTCTTGTGATTTTGGCTATTTCTGATGTTCCTTCCGGGGCGGAGTTGTTTGAAATAACGGTTGAGGTATTTCCCTGAATTGTGACAGACATAGATTTCTCCTTTTAAAAAAGCACTATCGGCATGAACAAAAAAATCTTTAATCGTATTTCTTGTGTCATTAATTGTTTGATGTTCAGATTGTTTTCCTCGCGGGCTGGCGCGCCTCAGAAAGTAAAGCTTGTTGACAGGGGTAAACGTTCGGCAATAATTTTCTGCCGCATGCGGGTGTTGCATAAAACGTGTTACGTTCCTTTATCGACAGGTCAGGTCACCGCTCACCCGCCGACGAGAAAGCAACACTGACATGCTAAAGCAAAAAATAGATGAATAAGTTGAGTTGTGCATATGTAGCCTGACCGTCACAAAGTATATGGTGTCTGTACCAGTAAGATGATGGCCGGACTCTTTAAAAACGAGCTGACCTGCACAATACAGGATGGACTTAGCAATGGCTGCTCCTGGCAGAAAGCGGACAGTGATCACCGTTCTTACGACTACTTTCTGACTTCCTTCGTGACTTGCCCTAAGCATGTTGTAGTGCGATACTTGTAATGACATTTGTAATTACAAGAGGTGTAAGACATGGGTAGCATTAACCTGCGTATTGACGATGAACTTAAAGCGCGTTCTTACGCCGCGCTTGAAAAAATGGGTGTAACTCCTTCTGAAGCGCTTCGTCTCATGCTCGAGTATATCGCTGACAATGAACGCTTGCCGTTCAAACAGACACTCCTGAGTGATGAAGATGCTGAACTTGTGGAGATAGTGAAAGAACGGCTTCGTAATCCTAAGCCAGTACGTGTGACGCTGGATGAACTCTGATGGCGTATTTTCTGGATTTTGACGAGCGGGCACTAAAGGAATGGCGAAAGCTGGGCTCGACGGTACGTGAACAGTTGAAAAAGAAGCTGGTTGAAGTACTTGAGTCACCCCGGATTGAAGCAAACAAGCTCCGTGGTATGCCTGATTGTTACAAGATTAAGCTCCGGTCTTCAGGCTATCGCCTTGTATACCAGGTTATAGACGAGAAAGTTGTCGTTTTCGTGATTTCTGTTGGGAAAAGAGAACGCTCGGAAGTATATAGCGAGGCGGTCAAACGCATTCTCTGAACCAAAGCATGACATCTCTGTTTCGCACCGAAGGTGACACTTCTGCTTTGCGTTGACAGGAGAAGCAGGCTATGAAGCAGCAAAAGGCGATGTTAATCGNCCTGATCGTCATCTGTTTAACCGTCATAGTGACGGCACTGGTAACGAGGAAAGACCTCTGCGAGGTACGAATCCGAACCGGCCAGACGGAGGTCGCTGTCTTCACAGCTTACGAACCTGAGGAGTAAGAGACTCGGCGAGTGAGAAATCCCTCGCCACCTCTGATGTGGCAGGCATCCTCAACGCACCCGCACTTAACCCGCTTCGGCGGGTTTTTGTTTTTATTTTCAACGCATTTGAAGTTCTGGATGGTGCCGGAATAGAATCAAAAATACTTAAGTAGCGCGCAGGGATAAGAGGGATGGTCCCTTAAANGGGAGAGCTAATTATCCGGAAGGATTCTGATGATGAACATCGAAGAACTGCGTAAAATTTTTTGTGAAGATGGCCTCTATGCTGTGTGCGTTGAAAATGGAAATATTGCTAGTCATTACCGCATTGTGTGTTTGCAAAAAAATGGGGCTGCGTTAATTAATTATGTGGATGCCCGAGTGACGGACGGATTTATCTTGCGCGACGGTGAGTTTGTCACTTCATTACAGGCATTGAAAGAGATCGGAATAAAAGCTGGCTTTTCTGCTTTTTCAGAAGAATAAACTCATCTACAATCTTGCGCGGGGCTGAACTCCCGCTGAGTAACACCGTGCCACCGGAGAAAACCGATGGCACGCAACGCAAAATATTACAATCATGATAATTCGACCGTTCTTGCCCACACGCACGAGCGGTATTCTCACGCATTTAAGTCAGACTGGTACCAGCATCCCCCATGCACTGAAGAACAGGCCGAATGGCTCATTCAGTGTTACCGCAGGCGCGGATGCGAGGTTAAAAAAGCCCTTAGCCTCGACTACCGTCACTGGATAATCTCCGTCAGGCTTCCTTACTCCGAACGCCCACCGCGTCCGTCCCGCACATTCCAGCAACGCATCTGGAGGTAACGTGCGGGTATTACTTCGACCTGTTCTGGTACCGGAACTCGGGCTGGTGATCGTTAAGCCGGGCCGTGAACCCATGCCGGTATTCCACAATACCCGGTTACTGGTGGAGCCGGAACCGAAAAGCATGCGTAATCTGCCGTCCGGGGTCGTTCCTGCCGCTCGCCAGCCGCTGGTGGAAGACAAAACATTGCTGCCGTTTTTCAGTAACGCACGGGTGATTCGTGCTGCTGGTGGTGCTGGTGCATTGTCTGACTGGCTGTTGCGCCATATTAAATCCTGCCAGTGGCCACACGGCGATTATCATCACAGCGAAACCGTCATTCACCGTTATGGTACCGGCGCAATGGTGTTGTGCTGGCACTGCGACAACCAGCTGCGTGACCAGACATCCGAATCACTCGGGCAACTTGCTCATCAAAACCTGTCAGCATGGATGATTGACGTCATCGGTCACGCAATAAGCGGTACGCAGGAGCGTGAATTATCTCTGGCTGAATTATCCTGGTGGGCGGTCCGCAATCAGGTGGCGGACGCGCTACCGGAAGCGGTATTACGTCGTTCGCTGGGGTTGCGTGCGGAAAAAATTCGCTCTGTGTACAGTGAAAGCGACATCATACCGGGAGAGCAGACCGCCACCAGCATACTGAAACAGCGCACAAAAAATCTTGCGCCGCTGCCTCACGCCCACCAGCAACAGAACCCACCACAGGAAAAGACGGTGGTCAGCATTGCCGTTGATCCCGAGTCACCGGCTCAGTATCTCCAGCGCCAGAAATCACAACGGGAAGAGATGCCTGTATACACGCGCTGGGTAAAAACGCAGAAATGCATGACGTGTGGCAATCAGGCAGATGATCCGCATCACATCATTGGTCATGGACTGGGAGGGATGGGAACAAAGGCTGATGATTTGTTTGTTATTCCGCTGTGCCGTAAATGCCATAGCGAACTACACGCCGGGGTAAAAGATTTTGAAGAAAAACACGGCAGCCAGCTGTTGTTGCTGATTCGTTTTTTAATGCACGCGAGAAATTCGGGTGTTCTGAAGTGGAAAGCATAAATGACTGAACGCATAGAATTTGTTTTGCCTTACCCGCCAACGGTGAACACTTACTGGCGTCGTCGTGGCAGCACATATTTTGTATCAAAAGCCGGGGAGCGTTATCGCCGGGCAGTGGCGCTTATTGTTCGCCAGCAGCGGCTGAAATTAAGCCTGTCCGGAAGGTTGGCAATAAAAATTATTGCAGAACCACCGGATAAGCGCCGCCGTGATCTGGACAATATTCTGAAAGCGCCGCTGGATGCGCTGACGCATGCGGGGTTGCTAATGGACGATGAGCAGTTTGATGAAATCAATATCGTTCGTGGTCAGCCAGTATCTGGTGGACGTCTGGGGGTGAAGATTTACCCCATAATGCATGAAGAGCAGGTCAAAAAATGAAACTGGAAGATTTACCGAAATACTACTCCCCAAAATCCCCCGGCCTGACTGATGCATCGGCCTCAACGTCGAAAGATGCGCTGAGTATCACTGATGTGATGGCCGCGCAGGGCATGACACAGAATCGGGCTGAGATGGGGTTTTCTGCGTTCCTGGGGAAAATGGGCATCAGTATGAATGACAGGGCGCGGGCAACAGAATTACTGGCAGATTATGCACTCAGTCGGTGCGATCGTGTGGCGGCGTTGAGAAAACTTCCGGCAGAAATAAAACCGGTAGTGATGCGCATTATGGCTTCGTACGCTTTTGAGGATTATGNCCGCAGCGCAGCGAGTAAAAAGCAGTGCCCCTGTTGCCGAGGGGAAAAATTTATTGAAGGCGAAGTTTTTACAAACAAGGTTCAGTATCCGGATGGCAAGCCGCCAGTATGGGCAAAGTGTACGAAAGGTGTGTATCCGTCTTACTGGGAAGAATGGAAAAAAATTCGGGAGGTGGTGAAAGTTTCTTGTCCTGAATGTAAAGGGAAGGGGGAGATTTCCACTGCCTGTAAAGACTGCCGTGGGCGTGGTGTTGCCATTCATCGTGAAGAGTCGGTAAAACGTGGTATGCCTGTTATCAGAGACTGCCAGCGTTGTGGTGGTCGTGGCTGTNGAAAGACTACCATCAACGGAGGCATTTAATGCCATACGCAAAGTGACGAGTGCTATCACGCTTGATACGTGGAAAAAATCAGTGAAACGCTTTTACGATACGTTGGTGGTTCGGTTTGACATTGAAGAGGCATGGGCGGAGCGGCAGTTAAAGAGGGTAACGCGATAGTGTTGTTGATTTTTCCCGAATCTGTGGTAAATTTGCTCTAACGATAGGCGTTTTATGCCTGACGTTAGAAGATTTTTTACACCCCGCCGCCTGGCGGGTTTTTTATGACTGAAATCGCGTCAGTACAGTAAACGCGCTGGTGGCGGTGAATACCTGTCTTTCAGCTTGCTGGCTTTTTCGACAAGAGTTATTGGTGTGTCACGTTAACCGGAAAAGGGAAAAAGACATGCTAAAACAGCAGGATATGACAGAAACCGCCAGAGTGGTGTTTAATGAATTAAGCGTCACCGAACCGGCGACAGTCGGGGAGATTGCGCAGAATACTTACCTTTCACGCGAACGCTGCCAGTTAATACTGACTCAGCTGGTTATGGCGGGTCTGGCAGACTATCAGTTCGGTTGTTACAGACGCCTTCCGCAGTGAAGGCTTTTTTATTTGTGGTAAATGGGCGGCTGGTGGGTGTTAGGGGCACCCACCAGCCATCTGCTCATGCGTTGGGTTCACAAGCAAACCTCAGGCCCACTGCTTTGCGCAAAAGCAGAATGAGCCTATCAGAGACAGGCTTAATGATCCATGCTTAATACTGTAAAAATATCCAGTTGTGAGTTAATCAACGCCGACTGCCTGGAATTTATCCGGTCGTTACCCGAAAATTCTGTTGACCTGATAGTCACGGACCCGCCGTACTTTAAAGTGAAGCCTGANGGCTGGGATAACCAGTGGAAGGGCGACGATGATTACCTGAAATGGCTGGACCAGTGTCTGGCGCAGTTCTGGCGGGTGCTGAAACCTGCCGGAAGTCTTTACCTGTTCTGTGGTCATCGCCTGGCATCTGATATCGAAATCATGATGCGTGAACGCTTCAGTGTGCTGAACCATATTATCTGGGCGAAGCCGTCCGGACGCTGGAACGGGTGCAACAAGGAAAGCCTGCGGGCGTATTTCCCCGCCACAGAGCGCATTCTGTTCGCGGAACATTATCAGGGGCCGTATCGTCCGAAAGATGCCGGGTATGCGGCGAAGGGCAGTGCACTGAAACAGCATGTGATGGCCCCGCTGATTTCTTACTTTCGTGATGCGCGCGCGGCCTTGGGGATAACGGCAAAACAGATTGCAGATGCCACAGGAAAGAAAAACATGGTGTCGCACTGGTTCAGTGCCAGTCAGTGGCAGCTACCGAATGAAAGCGATTATCTGAAATTACAGGCGCTGTTTGCCCGGGTGGCAGAAGAGAAGCATCGGCGTGGTGAACTGGAAAAGCTCCACCACCAGCTGGTGGATACGTATACCTCACTGAACCGGCAGTATGCGGAGCTGCTGAGTGAATATAAACATCTGCGGCGGTATTTTGGCGTGACGGTGCAGGTGCCGTATACCGATGTGTGGACGCATAAACCGGTGCAGTTCTATCCCGGGAAACATCCGTGCGAAAAACCGGCAGAAATGCTGCAGCAGATAATCAGCGCAAGTAGCCGTCCTGGTGATCTGGTTGCGGATTTTTTCATGGGGTCGGGTTCAACGGTAAAAGCGGCGATGGCACTGGGGCGTCGTGCGATTGGTGTTGAGCTGGAGACCGGACGTTTTGAGCAGACAGTCAGGGAAGTTCAGGATTTAATCGTTTGAAACGGATGAGATTGCAGAATTAATTACGCACCATTATTATTCTGCTCCCGGCCCTTTAGCTCAGTGGTGAGAGCGAGCGACTCATAATCGCCAGGTCGCTGGTTCAAATCCAGCAAGGGCCACCATCACATACCGCCATTAGCTCATCAGGAAAGAGCGCCAGCCTTCGAAGCTGGTTGCGCGGAGTTCGGGTCCCCGAAGGCGGTCCATTATCTGTATCCTGCGTTGTTAGCTCAGCCGGACAGAGCAATTGCCTTCTAAGCAATCGGTCACTGGTTCGAATCCAGTACAACGCGCCACACTTATTTTCCCTGGCTCGCTTTTGCGGGCTTTTTTTTTAAATGTCTCACAATTCAGGCGGTTGACTGTTGTCTGGTTTGCGGGGAGTTTGTTAAAAGAAACTGGCATGGTGAATCCCCCTGTGCGGAGGGGCAATCAGCGAGTAGGTATATGGGATAATCGCGGATTCAGGTGCTGGTACTGAATTCACCGGGAGGCACCCGGCACCATGCAATGGCACATAGCGCCACTCTCCAGCCCCTCTCCGGAGGGGCTTTCTTGTGGGCAAAAAAAGCCCGCGCTGGGAGACGCGGGCGGCAAGGAATAAACAATAAAACGTGAAGTAATATTTCAGCTGGCGAATAATACCCCATAGTAATCACTCTGCGCAACTGCGCGGTCTTTTTCGAATTGCGGGCTGTCGTCTCTCTTCTGCCATTGTCCTGTAACTTCCGGACTTCAGCCCGCTCCTCATTTTACTCACAATATTATCCCGGCCGGGAGGATTCATGGCTTTTAAACACTATGATGTTGTCAGGGCGGCGTCGCCGTCAGATCTTGCGGAAAAGCTGACACATAAACTGAAAGAGGGCTGGCAGCCGTTTGGTAGTCCGGTGGCCATAACCCCTTATACCCTGATGCAGGCGATTGCAGCAGAAGGTGATGTGGTCGTCAGTGGTGCAACTGAGCCGGAGTGGTACTACGTCATCGTACTGGCCGGGCAGTCCAATGCCATGGCTTACGGTGAAGGGCTTCCGCTTCCGGATTCATACGATGCGCCCCATCCGCGCATTAAGCAACTGGCCCGTCGTAACACAGTGACTCCCGGTGGTGAAGTATGCGTATTTAACGACATCATTCCTGCTGACCATTGTCTGCATGATGTTCAGGATATGAGTACGATTAACCATCCCCGGGCTGACCTGAGCAAAGGGCAGTACGGCTGTGTCGGACAGGGCTTACATATTGCCAAAAAACTGCTTCCGTATATCCCTAATAATGCGGGGATCCTGCTGGTACCATGCTGTCGTGGTGGTTCGGCATTCACCCAGGGCGCGGAGGGGACATTCAGTGCGGACACGGGGGCCAGCCAGGATTCGGCACGCTGGGGTGTGGGTAAACCATTATATCAGGATCTGCTTTTCCGCACGAAGGCAGCATTGCAGAAAAACCCGAAAAACGTTTTGCTGGCGATATGCTGGATGCAGGGGGAATTCGATATGACGAATGCCAGTTACGCCCAGCAGCCAGCAGCATTTCTTGCAATGGTACAGCAGTTCCGTGCTGACCTTGCCGGGCTGGCGGCGCAGTGCCATGGCGGCAGTGCTGCAGTTGTACCGTGGATTTGTGGCGACACGACGTATTACTGGAAAAACACATACGGCACACAGTATGACTCCGTCTACGGCGCGTACAAAAACAGGGAGAGCGACAACGTTTTCTTTGTGCCGTTCATGACCGACGGTAACGGCAACAACACGCCCACCAACTTACCGGCAGAAGACCCGGATATTGCTGATGCAGGTTATTACGGCGCGCAATCCCGTAGTAATGGTAATTGGGTATCGTCAAATCGTCCGACACATTTCAGTTCATGGGCGCGCAGGGGCATTATTTCGGATCGCCTGGCAACCGCTATTCTGAACGCAGTTGGTCGAACCAGCGCCTTCATCAGCGGTACCGCACCGGAGATTAAACCCTCGCCCGGCGGCGACACGCCATCGGGGCCGTCTGATGGTGACACATCCGTTCGTACAGTCTCCCTGCTGCCGACAGCCGGAGAGGCTGCTGCGCAGGGCTGGACCATCACCGGCGGCAGTGTTGCGCTGGAAGATGGTGTGTTTAAGGTTACCAAGCAGAGCAATAAAACCTGGTCCCTGATGCATCCGGTGGATGACGCAGTCTCCCTGCTGACACGGGGTGGCAGACTGAGCTGTAAGTTTCGACTGTCAGGCGCACTGACCAACAACCAGTTCGGTCTGGGAATTTATCTGTATACCGATGTAGCGTTACCTGACGTCGTGGCGATGACCGGGACTGGTAACCCGTTCCTGATGTCGTTCTTCACCCAGACCACAGACG